ATATACGCATATTAAGATGCCTAAAGTTTATGCAGCTTTAAATGCTTACGGCAGCACTAAATTTAAAGTAAATGAAGAGTTGCTACCAATATTGTTACGGATGGATAAAGATAAACATACCTTTATTCCCCAAGCGATTGACTCTGAAGAAGTGTCAGAGGCTTTGTACTCGTTGATGAAATTCAGAAGAGTTTCAGAGTTTGTTGGTGAACAAGCAAAAAAGTGGTATTTAGCAAATGTAAGCCAACAATTAATGAAAAAAGGTTTAACTACTGTACAAATAGATGGAAGAAGCAAAAAATATAGCAAAAGGAAAGCGTCAGGTTGGTTCAAAGAAAAAACAAGTGAGCCACTTGATCTTGTCAGAGCTTCATCAAAAAGATACGAATTTGATAAAGTTTCTTTTATGGCACAAAGAATGTGTAGTAAAACTTTTCATTATGACTTTCAGTTAGATAGCAGGGGGAGAATGTACCCTGTAGTTAATTATTTTGAGCCAACAGGCTCCGATCTAGCTAAAGGGTTGCTAATGTTCAAAAATGGCGCGCCCGTAAGTGACAACGTTTTATACAATTTAGCTATTCATACTGCAAATTGTATGGGAGAAGACAAATTAGCTATGGAAGATAGAGTGCTATTTGTATGGGTACACATGGATGAAATTCTTGAAGCTGCTGAGGACTTAGCAAATTCGGAATGGCTAAATCAATTTAAAAGTGAAAAGAAATCTAAGTTTCAATTGATGGCTGCTGCGTTAGAATGGAAAAAGTACCATGAGCAAGGGGAAGATTATATTTGTTATTTGCCAATTGGGTTAGATGCAACTAATTCCGGCTTGCAAGTATTATCCGCGGTAACTAGAGATACTATTGGAGCGCAAGAAACTAATGTAATTAATCACCCAAATCAAGAAATTGGTGACGCTTATATGGTAATTGCTAATTCGGTGCTAGAAGGTGGGTTTGCTTATAAAAATTATGAAGATTTAGGCAATAAAGCTTGGCGCAAGTTATGCAAAAGGCCAACTATGTCATACTACTATGATGCAGGAAGAGAGTGTATTCAAGAGCAAACTTATGATGATAGGAGAGACCACGGTGTGGACACATTATCAGAAATGACTTTTGACGACGCTTCTTATGTGGGCACAGCTATTTACGATGGTGTAGAATCCGCGTTTCCAAGGCAAACTCAAGCGAAGGAGGCATTAAAGCAAGGAGTTGAAATTGCTTTGAGAAATAACGGAGGAAAAGCCTTAGTAACTTGGAAAACTGCATCTGGCTTTACAGCATTTCAAGATTACTCTAGAATTGAAACGGGAAGGGTTAATTGTAGTTTTGCCGGAAAGTTGGTGCAACTATCATTTCAGCTATTTATAGATAAGCCGATGAAAAGTGACCACGCTAAAGGAATAAGTGCTAATTTCGTTCATTCACAAGATGCTGCGTTATTATCATTAACTATAGCCAATTTAGCTGAAAAAGGGGTTGAGTCATTTATGATGATTCACGATCAATTTTCGGTTAACGCGGAAGAAACATCTTTATTATTGGAGACATTTAAAGAAACATTTATTGAAATCTTTGAAGAAGACCAATTAGGAGATACTCTTAAAGCGTTCGGTTTACACGCCAATCCAGTAATGTACGGTGATTTAGATATACAAAATGTAACGGAAGCTAAATACATAATCTCGTAAGAGGTTAGGCTTCCGTGCATATAATTAATAAGGAGTAAGATATGGCAAGTGATTTTGAGGAGCTATGCGAGATATATGGTCTTAGCACTGGTGACCCAGAGGCAATTGACAAGCTAATATTTTTAATAAATAGAACAGATGATTCGCGCGATGAAGAATTTTATAATGATCAAGGATTTTTTGTCGACGACGAACTTTTGCCAGGGGATGATCCCCCGGATGATTAGTTATGCGGTTGTATAGTATATATTAAAATAGGAGATATATGAACACATGCACAAGTTGTAAAATAGAACTTGTCGAAGGAAGCAATTGGTCAGCAAAAGGTGGCCATAAATTCTGTAGGGCATGTTTTAAAAAGAAATATAACAAAAAGAGAATGTTTTTAGATGGAAAATATATTCCTATGGCAAGTAAAATCCATAAGCCAGGAATATTTAAATCGCTAGATGACGCGTGGTCGCACGCTGAGCTAGACAGTAAAGATGTTTCAGGCGAAATTTATATTATGATTAACAAGGCTTTTAAAGGTTGGGTTAAGGTAGGTATGAGTATTAATGCTAGTGATAGATTAAACAAATACCAAACCGGAGATCCACATAGGTCTTATAAATTGTATAGTAAATTTTATACAGAAGATAGACACGAAACAGAGGGCCAAATTCATCAAATTTTAGGGACTAAGTACAAACGCCAAAACGAATGGTTTAATGCTATGCCTCAAGAAGTTGAATGGATTATCTCTCAATATTTTGGAGTAAGATATGAAGAAAAGTATGAAAGCACTAATTGACGGAGATGTGTTAGTGTATTGGTCTGCAAATTGGGGCCAAACTAACTATTTCGATGTAATAAATAGTGAAGGTAAAGTACTAGATTCAAGAGAAAGCAAAAGATTTGCTCAAGATTCAGCTAATGATTTAATGGATTTCGGTAACGAAGAATTAACCGTTGAAGCTGGAGATATCCTTTTAACTAAATGGAAATCTTGTATTGAGTTTATCGATAACTTTATTGCGAAAATAGTACGAGAAGCGGAATGTGAAACTTTTGAGATTCACTTATCAGGGGCTACTAACTTTAGAAAGGAAATTAGTGTAACTAAACCTTATAAAGGAAATAGAACATCTGAAAAACCTTATTATTATCAAAAAGTAAGAGACTATTTGAATGATAAGTATAATGTAGTTATAAGTGTTAATGAGGAGGCTGATGATACATTAGCTATTGCTCAAAGTAAAGATCCAGAGGGTACATGCATATGTACTGTGGATAAAGACCTTTGGATGGTTCCTGGAAACAAGTATAACTTTAGAAAAGAAGAAGCAAGTTATGTAACGGAGTTTGATGGTATGAGATCAATGCAATTTCAAATGTTAGCTGGTGACCCTGTGGATAATATCCAAGGTGTGCCTAAAATAGGAAAAGTGGGCGCTGAAAAACTATTAGCAGCTAACCCTGAAATTGATGACGCCTGGGTTGCAATTGCTAAAGCTTATAAAAATGCCTATGGAGAATTTCACAAATGTGTGATGGTTGAAATGGGAAGGTTGCTCTGGATGAGAAGAGTAGAAAATGAAATGTGGAATCTTCCACAAATATTAAGAAAAGGAGAAATATAAATGGCAAATTTATTAGAAAATGTTGAGCTAAGTTGGTGCTTTTTGGACCCTAAAAATCCTCAATTAAATTTTGAGAAAAAACAATGGTCAGCAACAGCTAATGTAGATAAGAAAACTGCTTCAGAGTTCAAAAAGAAAGGGTTAATACGCTCTTTACGACCTGTTGAGGACGCAGAAGGAAACGAAACGGGTCAGTATAAGCTAACTTTTAAGGCTAACGCAGTAACTGCAGGTGGCAAAGATCTTAAGGCGCCAGGCGTATTTACTAAAGATGCAGCCGGGTTAATTGTACCTTTGGTAGGGGTAACTGTTGGTAATGGTTCGAAAGGAACTATTTCTTATGATACCTATGATTGGAAATATAATGGGACTAGTGGAACTTCTATGTCGCTTAAGAATGTATTAGTTTCTGATCTAATCCCTTACGAGGCTGATGTTCCTGCTGGTTCAGAGTTTGGAACAATTGAAAAAGGTGCGGAGTTTGTTGAAGCTTCCCCATTTAAAGATGATTCAGACTTAAATCTTGATATTGACGCAGATGACGAGTTTTAAGTAAGAACCCCTCGGTGATTTTCTTGGAGGAGAAAGTCACTCGAAACACCAGGTAATACTGGTGTCATACGCTACCGTTGAAGGCGTATCTGATGAGACAACGGAAATAAATAATACAAAAGGAGATACACATGAAAGAACAACCAGGCGTATTTGTTCGCCACGAGGCTTGTCCAGCTTGTGGATCGAATGACAACAGCGCCATATACGATAATGGTGGTAAATTTACTTACTTCTGTTTTGGATGTGAGGACTCTGGTTTTATAAAAGAAACAAAAATAGAACAAACACAAACACAAGGAAGTGAATTTATGAATACAAGAGAGACAGTGCAAGAAGTAAATGGCTTCCCAGTGAGAGGCTTTAAAGAAAGAAGAATTAAAAAGGCAGTAGCCGAACTTTATGGTGTTAAAGTAGGTTATAGCGAATCTGATGGTAAAACTATTCAATTCCATTATTACCCAATTACTAACAAAAATAAAGTTGTTGGATTTGAAAGAAGAGAGGTGGAAGGTAAAAAGTTTACAGCTATTGGCTCTGTTAAAAATAGTGATGAGCTATTTGGGCAATCTAAGTTTCCACCAGGAAGCGCTAAGAAAATTGTAGTAACTGAAGGGGCTTTAGATGCTATGTCTGTTCAACAATTATACCAAAGCAAGCAACAAGAATGGCCAGTAGTATCGGTTATTAATGGCGCAGGTAACGCAAGAAAACAAATTCAAGCTAATTTAGAATATTTAAACAGCTTTGATGAAGTTGTTTTTATGTTTGATGCAGATGAACAAGGTGGCGATGGGGCAAAAGACTGCGCTAAAATTATTCGCACAGGTAAAGCTAAAATAGCTTCGTTAGGTAGACACGGGAAAGATGCTAATGATTACTTAAAGGCAGACAAACTCTATGAGTTAGAAAAAGCTATTTGGAATGCCGAAGCTTACTCCCCAGCTGGAATTGTAAATTCTGCTGATACGTGGGCATTGTTTAACGAAGATAGAAGAGAAGACTCTATTCCATATCCAGATTGTTTTGGTGAAGTTAATAAAATGACTTATGGCAGAAGAACTGGTGAGCTAACAATATTTACAGCTGGCACAGGAAGTGGTAAATCTTCATTTGTTAGAGAAGATATTTATCATGTTCTTCAAACAACAAGCATACAGGTAGGTATTGTGTCTTTAGAAGAATCTATTAGAGAGACACTTGATGGACTAATTGGTTTGCACTTAAATAAGCGTATAACCTTGCCTGATGTTGAATTTGATCGCGAAGGGGACGAAGGAAAGAATGCTTGGGAAGCCGTTGCTGGTGAAGGCAGATTAACTTTACTTGATCATCAAGGTTCTGTCAGTGATAATTCATTAATGGAAAAAATTGAATTTATGGCTGCCAGTGGGTGTAAGTTTATATATTTAGACCACATAACTTTAGCCGTAAGTGAAGTTGATGGAAGTGTTAATGAGTCTATGGACAAACTAATGTCTGACTTATTAAAATGCTGTAAGAAATTTGATGTTTGGATTGGAGTGGTTTCCCACTTAAGAAAAACAGGTGGGGGAACTAAGACTTTTGAAGAGGGTGCTAATATAACTGAAGACGCGCTTAAAGGGTCAGGTTCTCTTAAACAAATTGCTTTCCAAATTATTGGCTTTAGCAGAAATAAATATGAAGAAGACGAGTTTGAAAGACAACGAGTCAAGATTAGCGTGCTTAAGAATCGTTTTACAGGATTTACAGGGCCTGCTGGTCATGCAAGATTTGACAGCGACACAGGTAGATTAACTAATGTACCGGTAGAATTTAGTCAATTATAAATAATAAAGGAGATATAAATATGAATGAAAAGCTCGTAGTTGATCTGGAGGCAAATGGCTTCCAGAATGATGTTACTAAGCTATGGTGCATCAGCATGTTTAATATAGAGACAAAAGAAAAAGAAACCTTTACAGACCATAATAGTAATTATAGGGGTATTAAAGAAGCCCTTAAAATTATGTCAACAGCAAAACAAATTATTGGACATAATTGGATTGCGTATGATCAGGTAGTATTAGAAAAGTTGTATAACTTTAAAACTAGTGCAACTCTTATTGATACATTTCTGATGTCTCAGTTATTAAACTTTAATCGCAAGTTAGGGCGAACTAAAGGTAGGCATAGTTTAGCCCAATGGGGAGAAGCTTTAGGAGTTCTTAAACCCGTTCAAGAGCAATGGGAAGTGTATGAAGATGCTATGCTTAACAGGTGCGAAATGGACGTACAAATAAATGTGCGTGTTTATGTGCAGTTAATGAAGGAGTTTAAGAGCTCAGGTATACCAAAATCAGTTATTCAACGTGAGTTTGCAATTGCTAAAATTAGCGCGCAGCAAGTAAAGAATGGCTGGTTAATTGATGAAAGATTAGCCCTAAGGCACATAAACTTTCTTAAGAAGGAAATTGAAACACTTAGGGAAAAGATTGAGCCATTAATGCCAAAGATTGTTAAATGCCCTGATGTTTGGGTTACTAATAAGGAGTGCAATGAAATTTTAGGCACTACAGGTGTTAAATATGATATCCACTTAAAAGAGGGTCAACGCTTAAAGAAGCCTATTGTTCCTAGATACACTAAAGCTGGTGTGTTACATTCAGCGCAAACTAAGTGGCTCGGGGAAGGGGTAAAAGTGTACGGGGCTTATTGTAGAGTAGAATTTCACGATGCTAAGTTAACACAACATAGTGAGGTGAAAAAGTTACTATTCAAAAATGGTTGGAAGCCAACTGAGTGGAATATTAAACGAACTGCTGAAGGAAGAATGATTAGAACTTCAGCTAAATTAACGGAGGATTCTTATGGGTCTATTAAAGGTACTCTTGGAAAAGATATCGCTCTTCATGCTACGTATCAGCATCGCCTTAACACTCTTCAAAATCAAAAAGAAGAGAACAAAGGTTGGCTAGGCTCAAGACGCAAGGATGGCAGAATTGAATGTGTGCCTTTTACTTTGGGAACTGCTACTGGGAGAATGAGTCATAAAAACTTAGTAAATGTGCCCGGGGCTAAAGCAACATTTGGCAAAGAAATGCGAGAAATCTTTATAGCTCCACGTGATCGTGTTTTAGTTGGGTGTGACTTAGCTTCTGCGCAATTAAGGCTATTAGCCGCTGCTATGGGGGATAGCATGTACTCAGAAACAGTTATTACCGGCAAAGAAGCCGAAGGCACGGATGTGCACACTGTAAACCAAAAGGCTGCAGGGCTAAGGACTAGGGCACAGGCTAAGACTTTTATTTACGCATTCCTGTTCGGTGCAGGAGATAATAAAATTGGGTCTATTGTTGGGGGTAAAGCTAAAGATGGGAAGGAGCTTAAAGCAAAATTCTTAAAGAGCTTTCCCGCGTTAAGTAAGTTACAGTCTAAACTTAGATTAGATTTTGAAAAATCTGGGGGTAAAACTATTACCGCTCAAGATGGTAGAAAAATCCAAGTTGACTCTCCGCATAAGCTGCTAAACTATTTGCTACAAGGTAATGAAGCTATTCTTGCAAAAGAGTGGGCTAGCATATCTGCAAAGTTAATAGAAAAGAATAGCATTGATTGCAAGCTATTAGCAATTATGCATGATGAGCAAAACTTTGAATGCTCTGTTGAAGATGCGCCTAAGCTAGCAACTGTGCTAGAAAAAGCTGCAACAATGGCAGGAGAGCATTTAGGATTTAATTGCAGAATGGACGGTACATCTAAAATAGGAGAAACTTGGTATGACATACACTAATGGAAAATTAAAAGACAACGATGGCATTTATTGCGAAAGAGTAAATGGCGAAGTTTTGTGCATGAGATTTTCTGAATACATGAAAAAAGGGTTTGTGCTCTCTGAGGCAGTGCCTATTAAAGAAATGACAAATCCCCCAAAAGGGCATTAAATAGATTAAGCAATCTAACCTAAAAACAATATAGGTTGGGTTGCTTTTTTCGCAAGCAAATAAGGAGAAATATGAGAAATTATTTAGGAATAAAAATTGATCTTAAAAAAGATTTAAAAATAACCGAGCAGGCTAAAGAGCTACTCGATAATTTTTATTTAAAAAAAGGGGAAACCTCACCTCAACAAGCGTACGCAAGAGCTAGCGTTGCTTATTCAAAAGGTGATTTAGAATTAGCGCAAAGATTGTATGATGCGGTATCAGATGGGTGGTTTATGTTTTCATCCCCAATACTGTCTAATGCGCCAAAAGAAGGTGAGGCAGTTAAAGGCTTACCAATTAGCTGCTTTTTATCTTATGTACCAGACACATTAGAAGGTCTTATAGAGCACCAATCTGAGCTAGCTTGGCTATCAGTTAAAGGAGGCGGAGTTGGAGGGCATTGGTCAGATGTTAGGGCTGTTAGTGATAAAGCACCGTCGCCGATACCCTTTATTAAGGTAGCTGATTCTTCAATGACGGCGTACAAGCAGGGTAAGACAAGAAAAGGATCGTATGCAGCGTATTTGGATATTAGTCACCCCGATATTGTAGAATTTCTTAATATTAGAGTTCCCACTGGTGGAGACAGCAATCGCAAGTGTTTTAATTTGCATAATGCTGTTAATGTAACCGATGATTTTATGAATAAAGTTATTGATGGTAAATCATGGGATTTAATTGATCCCCACGATAAGTCTGTTAGAGATACGGTAGATGCTAGAGATTTATGGCAAAGAGTACTTGAAACAAGATTTAGAACAGGAGAGCCTTATATTAATTTTATTGATGAAGCTAATAGAAAATTACCGCAAGCTTTAAAAGATCACGGTTTGTCTATTAAAGGTTCTAACCTGTGTAATGAAATACATTTGCCTACAGACTCAGATAGAACAGCTGTATGCTGCTTATCATCTCTTAACTTAGAAAAGTTTGATGAATGGCAAAATACTACTTTAGTGCAAGATTTAATTACTATGCTAGATAACGTGCTTGAAGAGTTTATAAAGCATTCCCCACCAGAAATATCAAGAGCCGTGTACTCCGCCGCATCTGAGCGAAGCTTAGGCTTAGGGGCTATGGGGTTTCATAGTTACTTGCAAGCAAGCAATATACCTTTTGAATCCGCGTTAGCCGTAAGTAAAAATCAAATAATGTTTAAACACATTAAAGAGCAAGCGGTTGGGGCTACTAAAGCTTTAGCTAAAATAAGAGGTGAGTACAAGTTAGGTAAAGGAACAGGCCGCAGAAATAGTCATTTATTAGCTATTGCGCCTAACGCCAACTCAGGTATGATACTTGGGACATCCCCTTCTATTGAACCTCTTAAGTCAAACGCATTTACACATAGAACTAGAGTAGGGGCTCATTTGATTAAAAATGCTAATTTGGAATTTGTATTAGAAGAGCATAGGCTTAGGTTAGCCAAAGGCAAAGAATGGCTAGAAGAAGAGTGGAGGGATATTATAAGACACGAGGGATCTGTTCAGCATTTAGACTATTTGACAGATTGGGAAAAAGATGTATTTAAAACTGCTTTTGAATTAGACCAGCATTGGGTTGTGCAGCATGCAGCTGATAGACAAGTATACATTTGTCAAGGGCAATCTGTTAACGTGTTCTTTGAAGCAGGATCTATGAAATCATATGTTAATAGTGTCCATATAACAGCTTGGAAATCTAATCTTAAGGGCTTGTACTACTTAAGGGCTTCAGCTGGCGAAACTGGTGAAAAAGTTGGTATAAAGGTAGAGCAAGACAAAATTAAAGATTTTAAAATTGATGATACTGAGTGCTTAGCGTGTTCAGGATAAATATAAGGAGAGAGAAATGAGTTTATTAGAAGAAAGTAAAACGTATAAACCTTTTAAGTACCCGTTTGCAATGGAGGTCACAGAAGACCACGAAAAAATTCATTGGGGGACATGGGAACTAAAATTGCAAGAAGACGTTGACCAATGGAAGAAAGACATAATAACCCCGGAAGAAAAAAATCACATAACACAAATATTTAGATTGTTTACACAATCAGATGTGCAAGTAGCTACAAACTATTGCGATTTATTTATTCCTAAGTTTAAAAACAACGAAATTAGAAATATGCTTTTATCTTTTGCTAATCGCGAGGGAACCCATCAAAGGGCTTATGCATTACTAAATGATACGCTAGGATTTCCAGACGAGGAGTACTCAGCATTTTTAGAGTATAAGGAAATGGTCGCTAAAATTGAATTTATGCAAGATAATGATGTAACAACCCATCATGGCTTAGGCAAAGCTTTAGCCCAAACTTGTATCAATGAAGGTATGAGTTTATTTTCAGCATTTATTATGCTTCTTAACTACCAACGGTTTGGCAAAATGAAAGGTATGTGCGAAGTTGTTGAATGGTCAATAAGGGATGAGACTAAGCACGTAGAGGCTATGACCAAGTTGTTCAGAGTATTTGTTGATGAGCATCCTCGTATTGTTAACGACGAGTTTAAAAACGAAGTATACGAAATGGTTAGAGTTGCTGTTGCATTAGAGGACAAAGTGGTTGATCTAGCATTTGGCCTTGGCCCAGTTGAGGGGCTAACAGCCAAAGAAGTTAAAAGCTATATCAGATACATTGCAGATAGAAGGCTTATACAATTAGGGCTAAAACCCAATTTTAAAGTTAAAGAAAACCCATTGCCTTGGGTAGAATGGATTATTGGGGGTGACAGTTTTAAAAACTTCTTTGAGGGAACTGTTACAGATTACAATGCAGCAGGCATGTCAGGAAATTCTTGGGGCTGGAGTGAGGAAACACAATGAGCAACCCAAATAATAATCAAAACGCCTTACAGTTAGCTTTGCAAATAAATAGATCTTTGAAAAAAGAAATAGACAATTTAAAAGAAGAAATACACAGTTTAAAAATTGCAACTTCGATTAAAGTCCCTTTTTCTCATAGCAAAGATGCAGAGGTAAAACTTAGCAAAGAAGAGTATATTGCTAAAATAGGAGAGTTAAATGATATATAGAAATAGATGTACTGTTTGTGGCCTTGAAGAGGATGAGCATAGGGCTTTAGCAGATTACAATAAGCCAAGCCCTTGCACCGCTTGTGGAAGCAAAACTAAAAATGTTATAGACGGGGTTAGGGTTAAGCCTTTCACAAATGGGCCTAATAATGGGAGAATGAAATAATGGGATACAAACCAAATAATAAATGGAGGGCCTCTTTAAGAGGGGCCGATTCTAAGTGGGAAGGTGAATTGGGCAAAGGAATATTGAAAAATTGGGAACATCACCCCGAAAAAATTGCGTATACGATTGATCATACCTACACCCCCGACTTTGGCAAAGGTAATTTAATTATCGAAGCTAAAGGCAGATTTATGGATAGTGCTGAGGCTAGAAAGTATGTATGGATTAGGGATTCTTTGCCAAACGGTAAGGAGCTATTATTTTTATTCTATAACCATAAAACCCCGATGCCTCACGCAAAAGTACGTAAAGACGGAACAAAATTAACCCATGGCGAATGGGCGACTAAAAACAAATTCAGGTGGTACACTGAAAATACAATAATGCAAGTAATAGGAGATAAATAATGGCTACAATAGCAAAAGTAACAATTCAACTGGTGGATGTGGATTCACCATTTTTAAATACTTCTATAGTAGAAATAGATGAAATTCCAATGGACGATACTGTTCATATGAATCTCGTACAGTTTCTGCTTGAAGCTAAACAACCGAAAGAAGACAAAAATGAAAAACCAGCAATTGTTGGTTCTAAGGAGAAAAAATAATGCAATGTGATAGATACCCAGTTATGGAAATAGCGGATGCACTTAATACCGCAATTAACCTGTATGAAAATACTGATTATAATGATGAAATAAAGGAAGAATTAGAGATTACTGTTTTAGGCTTAGTTAAGTCTTTAAGGATTGCGGCTTTCCATAGTTCAGAAAAGAAAGAAGGGGATATATGCGAAAGATAATAAAATTTCATGCTGATTGGTGTGGTCCTTGCAAAAACTATGGACCTGCATTTGAAGAAGCAACCAACCAGCTTACTGGATGGGAAATAGAAATGTACAATGTTGATACTCCGGAAGGGACGGAGATGTCGGTTGCTTATGGTGTTAAATCCCTCCCCACAACAGTTATTATAGTTGAAGGTAAAGAAACAAGAAAACTAATAGGAGGCTTATCAGCGTCTGATTTGTTAAAAGAGCTTACTATATAAGCAAATAAAGGGTTATAGTTAGGTTAATTCCTAGTTATAGCCCTTTATTTTTGCCCAGGTCTCCGTATCTCTTGTTTTAGAGCAGTTAAAACTTAAGACAAACAAACATAAGCCTAGCACTAAGAAGTAAGCCACACAAAGATTCTAAAGATCAACTTTTTTAAATAAGGCAAAAATAAAGCTACAAATTGGACATTATATCCAAAATGTAGCTTTATTTTTTGTTTTAGTAGCCTCGCCACTCCTTGGTGGCTTTGACTAACTTTTGAGCTTCAACTTTCCTTACGTTTGCTTCAGCCTTAGACATTCCGGCCTTAAGATTATCGTGATAAACCTTATTAACCATAAATGTATTAACTTTAGGTGTACCCGCAAATTTCTCAGGTCCCCCGTTAGCTTTTAGTAATTCAGCATCTGTCATTCCTTGAGCGGACATTACATTGTAGTCTTTATACATAGTTATCCTCCCCTAACAACATTAGTAAATCTTTCAACTGGTTCAGCGCCAATATCAAACTTAGTTTCCATAGTTAGGCCCTTGGCTTCAATTTTAGCTAATATATCTTCTATTGGCATGCCCGTAGCTTCAGATAACCCTTCAACCATTTTTTGTCTAATATTGTAGTTGGCATGAAGATCTTGAAACACCTTACCAGACAATTGCTTAACAGCTTTAACGTCATTTGGGTGAACAAAAAATGCGTCGTGCACAACCCTAACTTCAATACCAGCGGCATCTGCAGCTTGAACTAATTTATGCAAAAATCCAGCATCCATCATATGAGTTACATTAGGAGCCATTCCCTGAGTTACCATTTTTGCGTCAGTTGCAATTTTGTTAATAGCTTCCGGGGATATGTCTTCTTTAGGGACTTGGTTATATACTGTTACTTCCTGCCCTCTCCAATTAGGGGCTCTAACAGCCGCTAAATCTGGAACACCCTCAGGGCCAATAGTGGCTCTAAAAGTTCTTTCGCTTCCCATAACATATCTTGTTAAGTCAGTTATATCTCCAGAAGGACCTTCAACTAATAAAGGTTTTCTATTTGTCCTGGTATTAAAAATCTTTCCTATTAAAGAATTAAATTGTTTAAATTCGTATTGTGTAGCTAGCCCTTCATTTAGGGCTCTGGCCATACCTTTATTCCAATGAAATTCCATTAGCTCATCAGGATCAATTCCCCGCTCTAAAATAGCTAACTTTTTTCTGCCATCTAATTGAGAATTTAAATCAATTTTAAGCGTATCATTTCCAGCCCCATAAGGAACTTTCATAACAATAGGTTTAACAATTCCCCTGTCGCCGCCTAAAAATTCGTCAGAAATTTCTTTGAACAAACGAGCTTTTTCAGGGTCGGTTGCGGCTAATTCATTATAACTTTCTTGCATGTGTTTTTTGTATTTAACACCAACATCAGTATATAAGTCTTTAGCAATAGCGTCATCTGGAACACCCTCACTTAATAACCTTATTTCAGCAGCAGTTAAGCCTGTGCGGTCAACAGGGTCAGTAAGAACACTTGTTAGCTTTAGCACGTTTTCATCCCCGTACTGTGCACCAATATGCTGAGAACCAGAAGATGGGGCATCAACCTCAATCATCATACTAGACTCATAAGGAACACCAGCATCATTTGCTTTCTTAATCCGAGCTACTTCTATAACCCCTCTTAAGTAAGGCCCAGCGTCTTTTCTATTCATCCATTTTGGGTTCCAATCAGGATTGTTCACATTGTCTAAAG